TTTAGTGGATTTGAAGATGTAGCTAATAGATTTCTTACTACTATATCTGATTTATAGACTTCATCAGATATAGTAGTAAGAAATCTATTAGCTACATCTTCAAATCCACTAAATGATAATTGTTTTAATTGCTTAACAAAGCCTGACTTAGCTGTTATTAATCAATTAAAACAATTATCATTTAGTGGATTTGAAGATGTAGCTAATAGATTTCTTACTACTATATCTGATGAAGTCTATAAATCAGCAATAGTTGGAAAGCCATTCCCTGATATGGTCAAAGCAATTAGGGGTGAAATCAATGGTGTTTATCAAAGAAGTAATGAGAACGCTATCAAGAGATTAGTTAATATTGTAGATAAAAACAAATACTCAGATAGTGCAATATCTAAGAAACTAACAGCAGATGCCACTAGAATACTGCACACCAAGTACGCATCAGATCGAGTTGGTAGGAATATGAGATTATATGCTTCTCAACAGGCACATGATAGTATCATGCAGTTTGATGCACAGTTTACTAAATACAAAGCAGAAGAAGCAGGTATTACTTCATTTCAATACACAGGAACTAATATAACAACTACTAGAGAGTTTTGTAGGGCAAGAATAGGTAATGTTTATACAGAAGAAGAAGCACGAAGTATTTGGGGTGGAAATTGGAAAGGTAAATCAGGAAGCGACCCATTCATAGATAGAGGTGGTTATAGATGTAGGCACAGCTTTATTCCTTATGACCCTGCTTGGGATAACATTGATGAAGTACAAGATGCTATAGTACCTGATGTCCAAGATATTGTTAAACCAACAGATGTTGTTAGCAATTTATCTTCATTAGCTAATCCAATTAAAAGAGAAAATATTACTCCTGTATCAAAAGCATACTTAGTAAAAAAACTATCTGAACAATTTACTAAAAACAACAAAGACAAAAAATATCAAAAAAATATTATTAGATTTCGAGGTAGAACTACTTTTGATTATGGAAAAGCTAAATTTGCAAATAAAACAAATAGATTTGGAACAACTTTTAAATATACAAATGAAGATTATGGTGCTTTTGAGGCTATATTTAAAGAATTAGATGAATTAGCTATAAAATACAATGTTCCAAAATTAAGAGGTGTTATATCTGTTAAAAACGCAAGGAGAGGAGATGGTGAAACTATAGCAAGTATGGGAGATGGAATTATTGCTTTAAATACTAAATATGTAAGATTAGATAGACCTGTATTAAGCAAATCTTCATGGAAAAGAGGACAACCTTTAGATAAAAGACCTGAACTTTCAGAAGAATTTTTTGACAATCCACTTGAAAGAATTAGGTCAACTATGTATCACGAATTTGCACACCATATACACCATCAAAAATTCGTTAAGAATGGTGCTAATTATTTTGACCCCAAACTTGAACAAAAATTATACAAATTAGCAGGAACAGAGAAGGGTGGAAATGCAGGTAAACTAACAGGTCGTGGAGCAACTGAATATTCTGATTTTAACCCAAAAGAATGGTTTGCAGAGAACTTTTCATTATATGAAATGGGAAGAAGTGATTTAACTGACCCAAGATTTATAAAATTTATGAAAGATGAGGTGTTATGAGTAAGTTAATAAAAGAAGCAAAGGAAATATTACTAAATGCTAATCCTTTAAATATAGATGAATATAAAAGATTTAAAGCAATTGGTAGGCAATTAACAGATGAAGAAGATTTAAGAAAGTATGCTTGGTATAGTGAAGGAATTTTTCAATTAATTCCTGATTTAATACAAAAGGAAGGTAATGACAATTTCCTTGAAGAAGAAGATAAATAAATATAAAGGTTAATAAACACATAACACAAAGGAGTGTCAATATGGCTGACGAGCAAGTAACGGAAACACCAATAGTAGAAGAAACTAAACAAGAAGAAGTCAAACAAGAACAACCTCAATTAAAACAACCTGATATTGATAAGATAGTTGCTGAGAGATTAGCAAGACAAAAACAATCAATGTTAAAAGAGTTGGGCATTGAAAACCTTGATGATGCTAAGTCTGCAATTGCAGAAAAGGCAAAGAAAGAAGAAGAACTTGCATTAGAGAGAGGTAAATTTGATGAGGTGATTAAAAAGAAATCACAAGAGTTTACAGAAAGAGTTACTAAACTAGAGCAAGAACTTAAAAATGAAAGAGTTGATAAACAGCTTATTAATTCAGCTTCAGTCAATGGTGCTATTAATCCTGAGCAAATAAAAGAACTATTAAAAAATAATGTTCAATTAAATGCAGAAGGTAGAGTGGAAATACTTGATAAAGATAAAACACCACGATATAACTCACAGGGTGAACTATTAACTGTTGATGAGGCAGTAAAAGAGTTTTTAACGCAGAACGCACACTTTCAAGCAGCAACTCCTTCAGGGAGTGGAAGTGTTAGTAATGTGGGTAAGTCAGATACGAATAAGACTTTAAACATTTCGGAGTTAGATATGAATAATCCTGAGGATAGGAAAATCTATGCTGAATACAAAAGGCAAAGAGATAATAAACCCACGATTATGAATATAAATAAATAAATAATATCTTCGAAAGGATATAAATATGTCAAACGAAACAACCTCGAGTACCATTTCGGAATTATATACCGAAATTATTGCAGAGGCTCAATTCGTAGTTAATGAAAAATCATTAATGAAGAATTTAGTCAAAAACTACACAATAGCAGGTGGTGGAAAATCAATTGAAGTTCCTGTATATGCAGCAGTCGCAGCAGCAGCAGTAGCAGACGCAACTGATTTAGCCAACACAGCTATTAACCCTACTTCTGTAACTATTACAGCTTCAGAAGTTGGTATTATGACAACACTTACTGATCTTGCTAAAAATAGTGCATCAAGAAATGTTGCAGCAGATATCGGACAATTGTTTGGTAATGCTATCGCAAAGAAAATAGACACAGATTTATTAGCTTTGTTTGATGGTTTTTCACAAACAGCAGGTAGTGCTTCAACAGTTCTATCTCCTGCAACTATCTTTAATGCAGGTGCAGTTCTTAGAGCAAATGGTTTGGACACTAGCGAATGTTATGCAGTTGTTCACCCTCATGTTGGTTATGACCTTAAATCAGGATTAACTAATACTTTTGCAGGTATCGATACAGACATTTCTAATGAAGCATTAAGAAGTGGCTATATTGGTAGACTTGCAGGTATGCAAATCTTTGAGTCAGCAAACCTACCAAACACAGGCACAGCAGGAAACTATAAAGTTGGTATTTTCCATAAAGATGCTTTAGCTATAGCAATGATGCAAGACCTTAAAATTGAATCTCAAAGAGATGCAAGTTTACGAGGTACAGAACTTGTAGCAACTGCCGTATATGGAGTTGGGGAAATCCACGATAGCTACGGAGTTGAATTACACGTTAATTCAAGCATAGTATCATAATAGTATAATATTAAAGGTGGGGTTAATTCCCCACCTTGCTAAACAGAAAGGTAATTATGAAATTAACTAACGGAAATAAAACTATCGAAAGAAGTGTAGTTGACTATGAAGCCAATAAAACTACATGGACATTAAGAGGTTGGACACCTGTATCAGATAAACCAAAGATGTCTCTTTTAAAGGCAAAAAAAGATAACAAAAAGAAAGATGACTAATGGCTAATACATCTGAATTTGCAGTAAATTTAGCAGAGGTACAAAAATATCAACCTGATATTGCAGCTTATGGTATTACAGATTTCGATACACAATTACAATTTGCTGAAGATGATGTTATTAGACAAATCCGTGAGGAATGGTGGGAGAGATACAAACATACTGTAAGATATAAAGATATTACAAAAGTAACTTCTATTGAATTAGTAAGTTCTAAGTTAACAGACGCACAATGGAAAAGATGTGTAGTTTCTAAGGCCTTAGCAGAATATATCATGCCACAATTAACTAAATGGAAAACACCTGAAGGTGATAATGATGCTTTCCAAGTAATGTTAGACTATTACCAAAAAGCTTATTATGCAGAATTTTCTGAGGTACTTAGAGATGGTGTTGAATATGATGATAATAATGATTCTATTATATCCAATGCTGAGAAAGAACCTTACGAAAGACTCAGACTAATCAGATGAAGATTACTCCCAAAATTGATGATCGTAAATTAAGAAGAAAATTAGATCAGCAAATAAGAGAAAACCCTAGACAAATACAAATAGCTTTAGGA